TACGCCAACAGATGTTGATCAGTTTAACAAAGGTGATATGAAAGGCGATATGGGTCGTAAACCTAAAGCACTAACATCACTTGTTCGTAATACAGTTAACATGATTGGTTCTCATAATGTAGGACTAGTATGTACTAATCACACATATGCATCGCAAGATATGTTTGATCCAGATGATAAAATTTCAGGCGGTCAAGGCTTTATCTATGCTTCATCTATTGTAGTTGCAATGAAAAAGTTAAAACTAAAAGAAGATGAAGATGGCAACAAAGTCACTGATGTGCGTGGTATACGTGCTGGTTGTAAAGTAATGAAAACACGTTACGCTAAACCGTTTGAAGGTGTGCAGGTCAAGATTCCATATGAAACAGGTATGAATCCGTACAGTGGATTAGTTGATCTTTTTGAAAAGAAAGGTCTTCTTGTAAAAGATGGAAACAGACTAAAGTACGTAACATCAAATGGTACTGAACATAAAGAGTACAGAAAAAACTGGGACGGTTCTTTACTTGATACTGTTATGAAAGATTATACTGGAAACTTAATTGAAGATGCAATTAAGGACAAATTGGTAAATACCCTCGAAGCCGACAGCATCGAGGAGGAATAGTATATGGAAGAGCAACAGATTGCTGATATTTGGTCAGTATTCAAGGACAATATAGATAAAAAGCAGATTGAAATTTGTGCTGAAAGATTTGTTGAAGTATGTGCAGACTTTGGAGCAGATGACGAAGCATTCAAAGGAGCATTAGGAAGTTGTAATTACTTAGACAATGCTATCTATTATTATTTGGATATTGACGAAGATCAGTTTGATGATGAATATGAATGGGATGAATAATTAATGGGTTGGTATAGTGAAGTATCACGTGATGTTGGAAAGATACCAGAAGCAATTAAACATTATGAGTCTGAACTAGTTGACGCAAGAAAAGAAGTCAAACTTGCAGGTAATGTAGAAAAAGCATCAGCGGCTATGCCGGGCATTGTTGAACACCGTTTTAATCAACTTCAAGAAATCGAAGCAATATTACACTATATGAATATAGAGCTACGTAGATTGCGTAGCTCATATTTCAAAAAATATCTAGAAAATTATCAAAGAGCTTTATCTAGTCGAGACGTTGAAAAATATGTTGACGGTGAGGCAGATGTAGTTGATTACGAAAAAATTATTAATGAATTCGCACTTCTTCGTAACAAATGGTTAGGAGTCTTAAAGGCACTTGATCAGAAGCAATGGCAGATAACTAATATAGTAAAGCTGAGAGTAGCAGGGATGGAAGATGCTACTTTATAGAAAGAGGTGTTATGAAAATAGGTATTGTTACAACATTCAGTGACAAAGGTTATCAAGAATACGGACATTGGTTTGTAGAAAGTGCAAAAAGATTTATAGATAAAGACATTTCTGTATTTTTCTATACTGATAATACAAAACTTGATTTGCCTGCCCATATGTCAAATCAAAAATTAGAAGAATCTATTCCTGACCTTACAGCATTTAAAGAAAAAAATAAAAACAAAAAACCTTCAAACTTCATGTTTGATGCTGTACGGTTTAGTCATAAAAGCTATTGTCTTTATCATGCAGCAAAAACAAAAGATGTAGATATATTATGTTGGTTAGATACTGACACAGAAATCATTACACAAATTACATCTCAATATTTAAGAAAGTTTCTACCAGAAGGAAAGTTTGTTGCTTATCTCGGTAGGCCAGGAACCTACACGGAAACAGGATTTTTAGTTTTCGATATGCGGCACAAATATGCACAAGAGTTTTTTGATAGATTTAAAGAATACTATGATACAAACAATCTTTATAAACTATCTGCACAATTAGATTGTCATGTGTTTGATGCTGTGCGTTTAGAAATGGAACAAGAAGGAAAAATTAAAAACCAAAATATAAGTCCTCCAAATATTACAAAAAGTCATTTTGATCAAGCACTAAACGGTTATATAGCTCATTATAAAGGTGCTAAAAAAGAAAAACGTGATAAGCATTATGGCAAAGCATTAACAAGAAAAACGAGACTAAAAATTGGATAAAAATTATATTGTAACTGGACACAAAGGTTTTATAGGTAGTCATTATTATAAATCATTAGACAATGCAATAGGATATGATTTATTAAGCAATCATGATTTGTGTGATCAACAAGTAGTAGATGACATGCCAGATTGTGATGTACTAGTTCATATGGCGGCGACTAACGGAACAAGATTATTTTACGAAACACCTACTGAAGTTTCATTTAATAACACATTACCAACTTTTAATTTAATCAAAAAGTATCAAAATACAGATACAAAATTTGTTTTTACAAGCACTTGTGAAATCTTTAATGGTGCAATAGATAAAGGACTACATCCAGTACCTACAGACGAATCAGTACCTATTATGTTTAATAACATAGATAATCCTAGATGGAGTTATAGTGTACCTAAAGCACTAGGAGAAAATTTAGTTGCTAACTGCGGATTGAAATATAACATAATTAGATATTTTAATATATATGGTCCAGGACAAAAGGATCATTTTATTAGTGAATTTGTTGAACGTTGTGCAAAAGGAGAATACTATATTAAAGGCAACGATACAAGAAGTTTTTGCTATATAGATGATGCAATTCAAATGACACAAGCTGTTATTGATAATAGTGAAAATTGCACGGTAAATATAGGTAGACAAGAAGAAATACAAATTAGCACAGTAGCAAAACTTATAATGGGTATCATGGGAATAAATCCAGAAAAACTAGAGGTAATGGATGGTCCTATTGGTAGTGCAAAACGTAGATGTCCTGATACAACAAGAGTAAAACAAATAACAGGATTTAAAGATTATACTTTGCTAGAAGTAGGATTGAAGAAGACTGTAGAGAGTTTATTATGAAAATAGGAATAATAGGAGTAGGCGCTGTAGGAAGTGCAAATAAAAACGGTTTTGAATTTTTAGGACATGAAGTTGTTTTACATGATATAAAACTAGAAACAAAAATAAGTGATGTTTGTGATACAGAATTAAATTATGTATGTGTTCCTACTCCTCAAGCAAATGACGGCAGTTGTGACACTAGTATAATAGAGAGTGTTATACAAGAACTTGATGATTGCAAGTACAAAGGTATTATTGCCATAAGAAGCACAGTAGTTCCTGGATTTACTCAAAGTATGATTGAAAAATATAATAATCTTACAATATGTTTTGTACCAGAATTTTTACGTGAACGTTGTGCAGAAGATGACTTTATTAATAATCATAAACTACTAGCAGTTGGCACACATGACATTTGGGTTTATCGTAAAGTTGTTAGATCACATGGAAAACTACCTGAACATACAGAACATCTAACACCAAATGAAGCAGAAGTTTTAAAGTATTTTAATAACGTATATGCGGCTCTAAGAGTAACATTTGCAAATAATATGTATGAAATTTGTGATAAATTAGACTGCGATTATACTACAATTAAAAATGCATACATAAAAACAGGCAAAGCAACTGATATGTACTTAGATGTAAATCCTAGCCTACGCGGATACGGAGGTATGTGTTTACCGAAAGATACTATTGCTATTGCAAGTTTAATGAAAAATTTAGACATTGATTTAAAATTAATTCAGTCTATACATGACGATAATTTAAAATTTAAAAAAACAGTATTTAATGGAATGAGAGAGTAATGTTAGAAGAACACTTAGGCGGACATGCAGGTTATACACATCTAGATGAAGGAGCGTTAGACTTTGTAAAAGATATTTTGCAAGTAAAAAGTATGCTTGATATTGGATGCGGTCCTGGTGGTATGGTAGAACTAGCTAATCAAAAAAACATCAATGCAATTGGTATAGATGGAGATTATACTTTAGATAGATACGATGATTCTAAATTTATTATACACGATTATACAAAAGGTCCAATTCAAAAAATGAAGCCAAAACAATTCGATTTAGCATGGAGCGTAGAGTTTGTAGAACATGTATACGAAGAATATATTCCTAATTATATGCCTAGTTTTCAAAAATGCAAATATGTTATAATGACTTATGCACCACCAGGCTGGCCAGGACATCATCATGTAAACTGTCAACCAGAATCTTACTGGATTAATAAATTTATTCAGTATGGATTTAAATACGACGGTGCTCTTACTAACCAACTTAGAAGTAGGTCAACTATGCGTAAGCCTGGTAAAAAAGGTGTTAAAGGAGCATATGTTAAAAAACGTGGATTGCTTTTTAGAAAATGAAGATAGTTGCCGTCAAAGAACTAATGTGGACTTATCATCCCATTCCAAAAGATTGGCCCGTAATCTCTATTCAAAATAAAGCAGAATTAGATACAGCAGATGTTCTAGTACAGACTAACATAAAAGGCGGCAAAAAAGAACGCAAACTAGGACATATCTATCAATATGTGCTTGATTCAAACAAACCTTTTATCTGTTTAGAGTCAGCTGTTTTTAGACGTAACATGCCTGACCCCCCTCATGTCAATGCGTATCATAGATGGAGTTGGAGGAGTTATTTTAGAGATGAAGGTATCTATAATAATAAAAATTGTCCACCTGATAGATGGAAACAAATACAAAAGACACAGCGTATTGATATAAAAGACTGGAAGACAAAAGGCGACTATGTGTTATTAGTGCTTCAAAGGCCAGGAGACACAAGTTTAAAAAATTTAATTTCTATACACGGATCATACGAAAATTTTATTACATTTACTGTTAACGAAATAAGAAAATATACAGATAGAAAAATTGTTGTACGTCCTCACCCTAGTAGAAGACTTTGGCAACTTGAGATTATAAAAAAATGTAATTTAAAAGATGTCATTATTAGTGAGAACAAATCAAGAGAAGGAATGCTATCTGGCGGTGATCAACTTTATGCAGATTTTAAAAATGCTTGGGCAGTAGTAGGTTTCAACAGTAATGCTTTAACTGAAAGTGTATGTGAAGGCATTCCAACTTTCAGTATGTGTCCGAGTAGCATGGCTTGGGAATGTTCAAACAAAACATTGAAACTTATTGAACAGCCTAAAATGTTTGATAGGCAACAATGGTTAAATAATTTAGGTTATTGTCAGTGGACAGAAAAAGAATGTTTTGACGGAGTTCCTTGGCAACATCTTAAAAAGGTTATTCATGAAGTATAGAATGTCATTAACATATCCCGACGGGAACAGTGTAAAAGGCAAGACACATCACTTACAGTGGTATAATAAATTGGGTTTGAATGAATTTAATTTAGAAGGTAAACGTGTGTTAGATATTGCTACAGACGAAGGATGGTGGGCATTTTATTCTGAAATGCAAGGTGCTCATTATGTAGAAGCATGTGATGTTGAAAGAGCTGAATTATATGATTGGGGAGCTCATAAAGATAACGAATGGATAGACTTGATTAACGACACCCGTACAGGAAAAAAAGCATTTGATTTTCATCATAAAAATTTAAACAGTAAGGTTGTTTATAAAAAGCAATCAATTTACAATATTACAGGAGAGTTTGATATTGTATATGCTCACGGATTGCTTTATCATTTACGCCATCCTTTATTAGCTATAGATAAAGTATCATCTGTATGTGATGATATTTTTTGTTTTGAAACACACGTGGATTTACATACACCGGAAACATTTGCAGTATCAAGATTTTATAGAGGTGATGAATACTGTAGAGCAATAAGTAACTGGACAGGAGCCACAGTAGGTTGTTATGCTTCTTGGCTGAAAGATGCAGGCTTCAAACACATTTTTAGAACTACTTGGGGACCATATAAAACTGATAGAAGAATTTTTATTGCTTGTAAAAAAGATACACATTTTGATTTGTTTAACAAAAAAGCAGATAATGTATATTTAGACGATGATTTTTTTAAACAAGTTTACAATGATACAAAATATAATTTTAAGAATTGGAGTGGTAAAAAATGAATTTAGAATTTGGATGTGGTGAAAATCCTACCAAAGAAGGCTTCAAGACATGCGATATAAGAAATTTACCAGGAGTTGATTATGCATGTCCTGCTTGGAAAATTACTGAACACGTTGAACCTAACACAGTAGACGAAATATGGTCAAGACATTTCTTTGAACATCTTACTTTTGCTCAAGGAAAAGTTGTTTTAGATCAATGGTTTAATATCTTAAAACCAGGTGGTATTATGGGTATGATGCTTCCTAATTTGGATTTTCATTTACGCCAATTAAACTCTTGGAACGATATGAATGTCAAAGGCAAACAAGATTGTAGAGCAGGGTTATGGGGTTGGCAACATGGTGACTTTGAAGATACATGGGATACCCATAAAAGTGGATATAACAAAAACATGTTGTTTGAACTGTTAAGCCAACATGGATTTGTAAATTTAGTTAGTAAAAGAAATCCTAAAAACAGACATTTAGAAATAAGCTGTAACAAACCATAATTTTTAAATTAATTAAATACTCATATAAATATTAGCATGAAACGTATTGTCTTGGTTACTGGCGGCTTTGATCCTATACATGATGGACATTTAAGCCTATTTGAAGCTGCAAAAGAATTAGGTGACAAACTTATTGTAGCCTTAAACTCCGATGAATGGTTGTCAAAGAAAAAAGGACAACCTTTTATGCCTTGGAATGTAAGATCAAAAATTGTAAAAAATCTTTCTGTTGTGGATGATGTCATTGCATTTGATGACAGTGATGGAACAGCTATTGATGCAATAAAAGTTTTTTGGGAAAGTGTTAATTTTGATAAAAATATACAATTGATTTTTGCAAACGGTGGCGATAGAAAAAAAGGCAATGTTCCTGAAGAAAGTTTTTATTACGAAGGTAGTCAAGATAGTGTATTGTTTGCTAACACAACATTTGAATATGGTGTTGGCGGAGATGATAAAAAGAATAGCTCCAGCTGGATTTTACAGGAATGGAAAGAACCTAAAACAAAACGCAAATGGGGTTATTACAGAGTTTTGCATGAGAATGGACCTAATGTCAAAGTCAAAGAATTAATTGTGGATCCAGGCAACAGGCTAAGTATGCAGAGACATAAACATAGAGCAGAACATTGGTTTGTATCAGAAGGTGAAGCAACAGT